AGGTTGGATTGAATACGGAGATAAGAATTTATATCCACAATATCTGATTGAAGTAAGCGAGCAGTCACCAGTTCACGGATCGCTGGTTCGTTCTATCAGTCAGATGGTTGCTGGAAAAAAAATATATAGCGATAGTATCGAGGCTATATCAATGATGAAGAAACTCGGAATTGATAAAGCGATAAATAATACTGCATACGACTTGGTGATGCAAGGTGCTATTTATTGGGAAGTGATTTGGTCAATGGACAAAACGCAACCAGCAAAGGTTAATCAGCTACCAGCAGAATGTTGCCGATTAGCATACGATAAGGTTAGTGGTGACGTTACTGGAATCTATTATTCAAAAGATTGGTCAAACTTGAGAATGCGTAGAAACACACCAGTTTACATTCCATTACTTGACGAAAGACAAAAAGAAAATCAATCAAGACAAGTCAAGATTAAGTTCAAAAATAGTAGTGATGCAAATTACTATTCAAAGCCTGACTACATAGCTGCGATGAACTATATCGAGTTGTCCAGACAGATAGGAATCTTTCACGTCAACAACATTCAGAATGGATTATTTCCATCATTTGTCGTGAATATGAATAATGGTGTTCCAGAAACCGATGAGGAAATGGACATCGAAAAAAGAAACATTGAACGCAATGTAAGTGGTGCAGTTAATGCTGGTAAGTTCTTAATCTTCTTCAACGAGAATAAGGAACGTGCAGCAGAGTTCATTCCTTTCCCTACTAATGATGCAGATAAGCTATACGATATGCTTGAGCAGACTTGCACAAGACAAATAATGATAGCGCACAGAGTTACATCACCATTGCTTTTTGGTATTCGTGATGGTTCTGGATTGGGAAGCAATAAAGATGAAATGGAAACTGCTCTCAAGATATTCAATGAGCAAGTTATTGAGCCATCACAAAGAATCATCTGTGAATGTGCTGAAGAAATTTTGCAATTAGCGAATGTGAGTGCTGATGTATTTATTGTTATGAATGATGAGGAGATAAATTCTACAACTGGAAATAAAACAAGTGTAGAAGAAGCACAACAAGTTCTTGATGCATCGCAAATATCAAGTGCTTTAGAGATTGTTTCAAAAGTAAAAGAAGGAATCTTGACAGAGCAACAAGCAATCATCTTCTTAATTCAATTCTTGCAGTTGCCAGAAGAAGTAGCAAAGTCATTTTTTCTTAGTGATGGACAGATAGCAGTACAAAAATTGTGTACTCACTTAAAAAAAAAAGTTAAGTTAGCAATACCAGATTCTTTTGAGCCAACTAATGAAATGGCTTCTGAAGCAGAACTTGGTTTGAAATGGAGAGAAGAATTTGGTCGTGGTGGAACTGAAGTTGGTGTTGCTCGTGCAAGAGATATCAGTAACAAAAGGAATCTTTCTTATGATACTGTAAAGAGAATGAATAGCTACTTTGCTCGTCACGAAGTTGACAAAGAAGCTACTGGATGGAATGACGGAGAAGATGGTTTTCCAACTGCTGGAAGAATTGCTTGGCAATTATGGGGTGGTGATGCTGGTAGAGATTGGGCATCAAGAATAGTTGAGAGATACAGAGAAGAAGAATTGAGCGACATACCAGAATTTACCAAAGAAGATGAATCTTTTTGGAGAGAAAAACTTTCAAAGGTTGGTGAGATTGTAGATGAAGATGAATGGGAACTGGTATATGAAGAAGAAGTTGGAACATCAGAAGAAGAAAGCGACATCATCAAAAAATTAGTGAACGTGAATATGTCATATAGCAGTTATGCTAATCCAGATGAAAAAAGTGATTGGGGTGATAGTGGATTGTATAAGTTGAGATATAAGTATTCAGAAAACATCAGCGCAAATAGTAGAGATTTTTGTCGTGATATGGTAGGTCTTTCAAAGGCTGGATATGTTTACAGATATGAAGATATTGAAACTATGAGCGAACAAGAAGTGAATGGAGATTTTGCTCCACAAGGACAAAATAGTTACAATATATTTCTTTACAAAGGTGGTTCGTATTGTCATCATAGCTGGTTGAGAAGAATCTATTTTAGAAAGAGAGAGAATGGAAGATTCTTGCCAAATGATGGACTATCAAATGACGAAAGAGTAAAAGATTCAAACCTTCCATTCTTAAAGCCAAAAGGCAGAGAGAGCATCAGACCTATAAACACACCGAACAGAGGTTCATTAAAAAACCAAGATTAAAATGGCAGCAGAAATTTGCATAATAGACGAGAACTACGTTAAGAAATATACACAAGTTAATGATGCAGTTGATAGCAACAGAATCTATCAAGCGATCTACATCGCGCAAGATATGAGCATTGAGCAGTATCTCGGAACTGACTTGTGGAATAAGATAAAAGATGATAGTGCTGATGGTAGTATTACTGGAAACTATCTTGCATTGCGTGACAATTACATTCGCAAAAGTTTAGTCTGGTGGGTTATGGTGCAACTTCTTCCATCTATGTATTATCGTTATGATAATGGTAGTTTGGTAAAGAAGAATAGCGATAATTCTGAAGTGATACTACCATCTGAATTAGACAGATTGATTGCTGATGCAAGAGGCAAGGCATTGTACTACACACAAAGAATGGTGGACTATCTTTGCCACAATAGCAATCTCTTTCCAGAATATACGAGCAACGAGTTCCCAGATAAGTCACCAGTAAAGAATGTGAATGGCAGAAGCAAGATGGTATTCAGTACTGGCAACACACCAACGAGCAGAACAAGCGATGATTTAAGATTCACCAATAGATATCTAAATGGATTCTAAGACAAACACAAGAACTAAAGGATTGAAGAAAAAAGTTGAAGCCAATCTAAAGGCATACATCCAAAAAAAGAAAGAGAATGATGAAAGAAAACGGGCTTGATATTTTTATTCCATACTTCAACGCATTCAAGTATCAAGGAGCGTTCATCATCGCGTACACTTGGACTACGTTTGCTTCGTTTTTTCAGACCTATATTTTCAATGATTGGTCATTCTTGATATACTTGGCTATCGTTGTGCTAATAGATACGATTTTGGGCATCTGGAGAGCCTACAAATACAATCAGATATCTTCTGCAAAGTTTGGTGGGTTCATCATCAAGGTAGTCTTGTATGGATTATTCCTTATAATGATTCATTCATTGAGCAACTTCTCAAATGCAGATTGGGCAAAGTATGTTTTTAGCTATTTGCAAGAATTATGTTTTGCTGCTCTACTCGTGAGAGAAGGAATCAGTATTGTTGAAAATATTGGAGCGATCAAAAAAGATTTGATTCCAGTATGGATTCTGAAGAAGATGAAATCATTTGACGAAACTGGCGAATACAAAATCAATAAGGATGCGTGATATAAAATACATCGTGGTTCATTGTACTGCGACACAACAGAGTGCAACAATAGATAGTATTAAAAGATACTGGAGAGAAGTTTTGAAGTGGAAGCAAGTTGGATATCATTTCATCATTCAAGCTGATGGAAAAGAAGTGCAATTATTGTCGGTTCTGCATCCATCAAATGGTGTCAAGGGTTACAACCAAGAGTGCATTCACGTTTGTTATATTGGTGGTATAGATAAACTTGGCAAGCCAGTAGATAACAGAACTGAAGCACAGAAGAAAAAACTATTGGAAAGAATTACTGACTTGAAGAAGATGTTTCCAAAAGCGATGGTGCAAGGTCATCGTGATTTTGATGGCGTGAGCAAGGCTTGTCCTTGTTTCGATGCGATGGAAGAGTACAAACACTTATAATATATGTCGTATAACGTATGGACAAAGAGATTTGCTGACAATCCAGAACTGATTGGAGAATCGCAAGCAAAGTACATCAAGCGAATAGCTGAATTGTACAAGACAACGGAATCAAGTGTGCGAGCAAAGTATCATATGCACGTCAGAAAGAAGAAATCAAATACTAATGATAGCTTTTTTCACAACTTGCCAAAGTCATCTGCAACAGAAAAACACTTCTTTCAAATCGAAGGAAAGAGAGTGCTTTGTTTATACGATGTTCACGTTCCCTACCACGATGTCAAAGCGTTGCATTGCGCCATAAATGAAGGCTTGAAAAGAAAGTGCGACACCATATTCTTGGGTGGTGATTGCGTTGATGCTTATGAGTTGAGCAGATTCGAAAAGGACAAGAGAAAAAGAAGCTGGAAGGATGAGATACAACTCACAAAACAATTCTTTTCATTCTTGCGATACAAATTTCCATCTGCAAAAATATATTATCTGTATGGAAATCACGACTTGAGATATCAAGCATACATCAGAAAAAATGCAAGTGCATTGGATGGTATTGAAGCATTCGACTTCAAGAATTTATTTGACTTTGAAAGATTCCAGATAACAGAGATTGACCAATTCGCTCACGCGAAATACAAAGGATTATCGCTTGTTCACGGACACGAATGGGGTGGTAGTGTGTTTTCACCAGTCAATGTAGCACGAGGTCTTTATACACGAGCAAAGGCATCTGCAATGTGTGGACATTCACACCAGACATCAGAACATACAGAGAAGGATATCAATGGAAAGATGACAACTTGCTGGAGCGTTGGATGCTTAAGTGAAATCAGACCAGACTACTCGAAATTCTCGAAGTATAATCAAGGATTCGCAATCATTGAAAGCAAGGGTGCTGATAAGTATCACGTCACCAATTACAGAATCGAGAACGGAAATATCTTGTAACTATGTGGTCATACGAAATCCAAGTCAGTTTCAAAATTGGTCAGATAGTATATCTGAAAACTGATACAGAGAAGAATCCTTATGTTGTCTTGGGATATACTATTCGTGAAGCACAAGTCAGGTATCTGCTGAAATCGAATGACTATGAAGGTGAGTTCTTGAATATGGAAATTGATTCCAACAATTTAGGAATATCAGCGAACTAAAAAGTAGATAGCAGCACCTTCACCAATAGCAATGAGAGTTGTTATAGCAGCAGTTTTGCGCCATCTTTTTTTTCTTCTATTCTCTTTGTTAAGTTCATCTTCACACTTGCCAACATTGATTGATTTTTGAATCTCGTACAATCTTTTAAGGTCTGCTTGATTGGATGATTGGATGCCGACAACCTTTATATAGTTGTCGATAATAGATTCCAGATGGATGATGATTGAATCTTTCAATTTGCTATCAGCATACCAATACTCAAGAGAATTAAAACACAAGTTGAATGCTTGGTCATTTGATAATTTTGGGATTGTATCTACCATCAAAGTATCTCTGCTCGAATAGCTTTTGATTCCGTATGCGTAACTGGTGGTTAGTGCTATCATCAGCAGCAAGAATATTCTTTTCATTCTTATAATAGTTATTGATTATCGTTTCTTTTTTCTTCTCAATCAAGCGAATGGTATCACGATGATATTCTGTTGTTGTATTAATACTATCTATCTGATGATATCTTTTCTCGATGTTTTCTTCTATTGTTTTGAGTTCTTTTATTAGATAGTCTTGCTCATCTAATTTCTTCAACAGAATGAATAGTGCCATTATTAGACTAATCGTAATGCTGACCAGTATTATCTTTTCAAATTTGCTCATCTTGTTCTATTGAATTAATTGAATGGTTGTTGTCGAGTAGATTTAAAAGTGAGTTCAACAACTGACCTAATTTTGTTAGGTTGTTCTTGAGTTGATTCTTTCCAAGCACAGATGATATTGTTTCATCTTCATCACCAAATGGATTGCTATCATCTTTGATTAATAAGTCATTGAATAGTTCAGCGCAAAAGACATTTCCAAGTTGGTCGAGAGATATAGCGCAAGCACGAAAATAGCTACTGACTTTATTCCAATATCTTCTGAATCGAAAAGAAAATAGATAAGATAAGAATGCATAGAGCATACCTACTACCAACAAAGGTGATAGTAGGAATGCTAAACACATCAGAAGAAAATTAGTTACCAATTTCATTTGAATGATATTGAAAAAGTTTCAGCACCTTCAATCTTTACTGCTGGTTCAATTCTGATTCCAGATGAATCATAAATCTCATCATTTGTTTCTGCTGCTTTTTGTGACAACTCTTGATAGAGTTTCAGCTTCTTCTGGGTTTCTTCCACAAGCGTACATCCTTTGTATGTCCATCTTGATGCTTCGTTCTTCATCTGAATCTTTGCTCCAAATGCAGAGAAGTTCTTTTCGCCAAATCTTGAGAATGCGATGTGTGCTTCTGGCTTGATTTGTTTCATAGAATCATCTATGAGTTCGGATAGTTTTTTTAATGCTATGTAGGCTTGACCAGCATTAGCATTTCCTTGTTCTACACCATCAACAATTTTGATGATTTCATTTTCAATTTGTGTTGTCATTTGTTAATTTATTTGGTTCTCTGTATGTTTCATTAAAATATTGTTCACCATCTTCTTCTGAGCAAGGAAACCTATCTGAGCAATAAGCATCTTCAATCTGCTCCTTTTCCATTTCTTTGGCTTGTAGAAATATTTTTAAAAGTTGCCTTTCAGTCATCATATAAGTAGTTTGATTAAATTGCCTAGAATAAATCTGTTGAAAGAACCATTCTACTGCCGTTTGTTTACTCATTTGTTTTTTGTTTTATTGTTGTTATTATCTTACACCATATCTTCTGTAGTTGGGATATAGGTCAAAATATTTTCGCATCATAATCATATCAGCAATGTCTGGAGAAAATCCATTCATTCTCTTTATCTCATCCTTTGGTGTCACTTGCCTTCTCTTTTCTGTGTTGGCAGTATAATTCCTTACGACTTCCAATTCCTTGATGATATCACTCTTGTATGATTTGCAAATAAACGTGATTGAATTATTAGCAATGTCATCTGATATCTTGAAGTAGCATTCACTTTTCAGATTCAAATATATCTCTGGTTCAGTTGACCTACCACCATTGTTGAATGCTTGACATTTAAGTATTCCAACCACACCAATTCCCAAGCCATCAGCATCGACAACTATATTTGACAATCGAACATTGTGTTGGATAGATAGCTGGCGAATGTAATCAGCTACTTCATTTGGGTACTTGTGTTCCAGTTTATGAATCTCAAGCAATGTCATACCATCCCACAATCCAATGATTGTTTTATCATTGCCTAAAGCAGCAATGTCGGCAGTTATGTATTTGGTTTTATTGCCAACTATTTCATCCCTAAAGCAGCGAAGCAAGTCATCATAATGATACAATCTGTCGTTGCTATCATCAAAATCCCAGTCACCATCTTTCAATCTTTTTCTGTCACGTTCTGATAGCCTTGATAGCTTGTCGAGATACGATTGTGGTAAGTGTGGATTATCGTCTGGAAGGGAACGAATGAATGCTCTATCGAATCTCAAGTTACCAGAACGATGTGCATCAAAGAACTCGTTGTAAAGCCATCCTTTGGTCGGATTGCAAGTCATCAACCCTTTTGGCTTATCATCTATTAGGTTGTATCGTACACGAGAATCAAGAATCTCAATAGCACGTTTACTCACTTCAGCAACTTCATCGACAAAATAATCTGTAATTTCAAGCGAACCAAGTCTTGTGAACTCAACATCACTTGGCATATCTCTCAAGTCCATCAATACAATTTCGCTTCCATTGAAGAACTTGATTGTCTGTTCTTGCTGGTTATAGGTATAGTGAACATCTTTGATTAGACCAATGTCAACGCATATCTTCCAAAATGTTTTCATCGTTGTCTGCTTCAACTTTTTCAATTCGCATCTACCTATCAATCCTCTGGTGTTAGCGTACTTCAATCGTCTTGATATCTGCCAAGCACAACCAAGATATGACTTGCCACCACCAGCAGCACCACCAAAGAGCAGCAGTTCGCAATCAGTATTGTTGATTGACAAATAACTCAATGCTTCTTGCTGCCTTTGGGTATACTCAAATTGATACATCAAATCAATTCGTATTGTGGTGAATGATTATTATTGATCGCATCCAGAACCGATTGGATAGAGTTAATTCTATCTGTCAATGACTGAACATATTTGTGGAACTCTTGCTGCGTTCTTGCAACATAATATCCCTTGCTGCTGGCACATAAGTCAGGTACTAATCCATTCCTACGAATGTAATTAATAATGATTCTGATTCGCGCTTGACTGATGTTCACTTTATCTTGAATGTGAGTGCAAGATACTGCTTTATCCCTTCCGTAGCTTTGCTTGAGCATTGCTATTATAGTAGGTAAGTGTTTCATTTCTTCATCAGTCAATTTGTAAGTGATGTTCTCAAAGTTTGTAATCATTGGTGTGTGATTTTAATTAACATCTATCCATTCTGTTTTTGGCTTCATTACTCGATATCCTAATTGAGTGAGATGATTAATCATCTTTTGGACATCAGAAGTTTCAGTTGTTGTGACAACTTGTTTGTGCCATTCTGGATTGGGATAATCAGTTTTCTTTTTGTAAACTTTTCTACTGACGAGTTCGCAATTTTGTAATAGAAAGTTCTTTGCGTGACCATTCTTTAGATAATGTTCTGGAATGTTCAATACTCTGCAAATAGAATAGAACTCGTTTCCAGTAAAAGTCTTGCCCATCTTGTTCAAGGCAGTTACCATTGTTTTGTAAATTGTTGCTTCCATTGTTTTGTTATTTGATTTAATTATTACAATAAACTTTTTTCTATTGCTTGAAAAATCTCAAACGCTAACTGTGGCACTAATGAATTTCCGTATCCTTTGATCGATTCGTTTCTCCATTTAGAAAAGGTAATTCCGTCCAATTCGGTGGGAAGCCCATCATCTCTGCCACAAATCGGGGATTGAGTTGGGAAGTTTTTCCAAGTTGCGCGAATGCATCTGGCAGACTGTTGGTGTGATTTCTTCCACATCGTTCCAGCCGTTCTTCTGTATGAGAACCTTTCCAATCCCTTGTTGTTAGTGTAGGAAGCATTCCCATCACTTGAGTCGCAAGGTTTGGCATCGTTGTTCCGTTGGGATATTTCTCCATTCTTTTCTTGAATTTCTCCAAATCTTGCACTTGTTCTATTGCTCTTGGTGTGAGCAATAAACCAGACCCGGTCTCGTCTGTGTGGCGCACCAACGGCACAAGCTGGAAGTATAAAAGGGATGACTTCGTAGCCTTCATTTGCCAAGTCAATTTGCACTTCCTCGAACACCATTCCCCCATTCCAATTAACAAGCCCACGAACATTCTCTCCCACAACGAATCTCGGTTCAATCTCTCGTATTGCCCTAAGCATCTCTGGGAAGAGATGTCGCTCGTCATCTTTCCCAAGTCTTTTTCCAGCGACTGAATATGGTTGGCACGGGAATCCTCCCGTGAGTACATCGATTCTTCCTCTGTGAATAGTGAAATCTGTTTTTGTGATATCTTCATAAGAAATTGAATTTGGAAAGTGATATTTTAATACTTGACGAGGGAAGGTCATCCATTCGCAATGGAATATGTTTTCCCATCCCATCCATTCAGCAGCCAAATCAAATCCACCTATACCACTAAATAAACTGCCGTGAGTAAGTTTCATTTGATTTTGTTTTTTAAGAATTGAACATACAATAGTTTCTTCATCTCATTCATTACTGATTCCTTGTATAACTGGTGCATTCTTTCGTTGCTGGTTATCCTTTGCATTTTTGTCCTTGTCAACTCTTGTTCATCTGCTATATTTTTTTTCGCTTGCTTCTTTGCGCTTGACCATTCTTCTTCAGACCAAGATTCATCCGTTGCATTGTTGCTGGAATAGAGCCAGTCATACATTCGCGTTCCAAGCATATAAGCACTTCTGTACTTTCCTTCTTTGGCATAATCAATGTCTTTATTGAATATATCTTGTAAGTAGTCTATTGATTCAGTTGATGGTGCAAGTTGCTTCGAAGCATCTACATAGTTTACATTTATCTCATTCCATTTCTTCATTGCATCATTCCTTAACTCTTTGTAGTCACTCAAGACGTTCCCGATAAACATATTGTCAAACGATTTGAATGAGTTGTGCTTTGCGTTTAATTTACCAGCAGCATTCATTTCAAATGCAATTCTAAAGTCAGAACAACTACACCACGAAAAGTGGTCTTGAATAAAGGAATGAGATTGCAATACTGGTTCAATTCGTTCTGGTTGTGCTATCTGGTGAAACACAAGTTGAGCATAGTACAACTCAAGAAATTTTCTTTGGTCAACCATAGCGATCAATTCATCTTTACTTGCTGCGATTATCTTTCTGAAATCAGCATTATAAACTTTTGCCAAGTTGCTCTGCCAATCTATTGAATCCGTCAACTGATGTGCCTTTTCCAAATGTTCCATTGCTTAATGTTTTTTGTGTTACATACTTATTCATATCCCAAGCAGATATAGCTGCACGTTTCCAGTCTTTCATCTTGCGTTTACCATAATGCCATTCAGTCTGTTCGTAGTGTGCGATGAACTTTTGAGCGAATCTTCTTCCATCTTCCCAACTTCCTTCCGTTCTGTGAACGAAGTATTCAATCACTTCTGTTTCCGTAGGTGGTGTGAATCTGCTAGATTCTTTCTTGCGATGGTTGACATATTCTTCCATCATTCGAATGCACTCTTCTGGAGATATGCATCCTTGATTATTTGCCTTCGAATGAGCATAAAAATATTCTTGTGCTTTCATTGTGTGTATTATTTATTGGTTAACGTACTTCTGTAAAACATAAATACCCTTGTCAGAAAGATATTGATTCAAACTATCCATCCGTTCTCGAAGCACTATATCAAACTGATAATTCTGTATGCATTTAGTCCTAGCGTGAAGAACTGAACAATGGTCGCGTCTATTAAACATCTTACCTACATCAGTAAGAGATATCACTCCTTTGAAATTCTCGTAAACAACAAACATCATTATATGTCTTATGATCGTTATATGTTGTTGTCGAGTTTGATTGAGTATTTCTTCGGGCTTGATTGAGTATTCGTTGATTGACCATTCAAATAAGTAGTCAAGCAATCTTCGAACTCTTACTGGTGTAGCGTACAACTTGCCATTGAACATCTTATTAAATTCTTCAGCAAAGTCATCTTGACGTTCTGGAATAATAAATTCCATAAATCTTTCTGGAGAATAGTACTTGTCATTTTTACTCATCGTGCAGAATAATTAGCGTGGTTAATTCTTTCAAGGGTGTTTCTGTCTTGATTGACAAGATGTACACTTGCTCAATCGTCAATTTTGTTGGATGCTTTAGATATGTCCTTCCAGTTGGAGCAGTAACATTGAGCAGCGCAGCAAGGTCAACTGCGCTCCCAATGTTTGATTTGACATATGACTTCCAACTATCGTTATTAGAATGGTAGGTCATCGTCTTGTGTTGTTGTTGGTTCTGGTTGAGTTAGCTTTCCTTTTTGTTCAGACATCCAGTTCTGTAAGTATCCCCATTCTGGAGATTTGGAAATATCCTTTTGCATCCATTCTGGTAAAGAATTATATCCATCCCAGTTGAAATCTTCGAAGTTGTCAAGGAAGATTACTACTTGCGGATTGAATGTTGCTGGTGCTGACATTCCAGTTATTAGTGGTGTCATCGTGCTGATGTTCGCGTATGTCTTGCCATCTTTATTCGCGTGAATAATATTGAGTAATCCAGACATTCCGCATAAAGACGAGAAGTCAAATTTTCTTGCTTCATCATCACTCATCGTCTTGCCTAACCAAGATTGAATAAAAGGTCTTAAAACACTATTCTCGTGCATAGAAAAAGTGAAATCACGATGCTTTACTAACGGCTGCTTTCCTTTTTCCTCGCTGAACACACGAAGTTCATTTGGTAATTCAAATGACAATCTGATTTTGCGCTTGAAGTTTGGTTGTCCTTCCCACTGTCCTTCAACAGTTCCCAAGTCAATGACTTGATAGCACGTTGCAACGTGATTGCCAGATGGCACAATTTCTTTTGGTTTTGATTCACTAACTGGTGCGTGAAATCCTTTTGATTGATTCATAGATTGATTGATTAAATTGATTGTAAATATTCGATTGCTATTGATTTGATTCTATCGTAAGCAGATAATGGTGAGTTATCTGCTATGTACTTTGATTGATCGTTGTAGTTCAGTCTATCTGGGGGATAGTAACTACTCTGAACACAGATGTAATTTCGTTTATTCGCTTTCATTGATTCTGATTTTATCGTTAATTCTTTCCAATGCTTCTCGGTAGCAGTTGTCGCTTTCCGATGCGCGAAGATGTGCTTGATAGGAAATCTCTTTTAGAATCTTGTTGTGGTCAGCAGTCTTGTAAGAATGGAGCAAATCTTCTGCCCACGCTAACCAGTCAACTTCTTCAAGTGTGCCAGTATTAGCATCGAACTTATTATCCATATGAATAGTAGCCCATCCGCTTTCCATTACCGATATCCATACGTTGTGCGAATATTCCTTGCGTGATGTAAATGTCACGATTTTATCTGCTCCTCGAAGCACGAAGTTTCCGCAGTCGATGTTCTCGAAGATTAAGCCTTGATAATCTTCTTGGATTAGCTGACCTAATTCAGCGAATATAGAAAGTGGTGTGTTGATTGTGTGTGTCATTGTATTGAATTGTTTATTTGATTTTGTTGATTATGCAGTCAATCTCTTTGTGATTTTCAGATGCTTGTTAACGGCTGCTTGATATTCGTTGGCACTTTTTTCTTTCAACTTTTGCAACTCATCTTTCATTGATTCAATAGTGATTTGGTCGAACTCTCCAGCTAAAGATTGATATAAATCATCGCTACTCAGCTTGTCCATCATATAATCGTAATTGACATCATTAACATCCATAGTACTCATTTCCCAACAGAAATATTCTGATATGTTTGCATTGATGGCAGTTTTGATTTCATCATATCCCTTAAACTTAAAATAAATCAATTTAATGTTATCAGCGCAATACGTTTCAATCTTCAACTGACCATCTTCAAACAATGTTTTTCTGGTGTCGTTGGTGTACGAATAACGAGCAAGATTGCTCAACTTGTGTAGGGTTAAAATTAAATCTTTCATTGTGTTGTGTGTTATTTGATTTGATTATTAAATACTATCGTGATTGTTTTTGCAATTCGTATTCTCGCCAGATGAGCATATAAGCAGTTCTCTTTGCTTCTTGATGCTGGTGCTTATCTGAATCATCGTTAAGGAAATCATAAATCGTCGAGTCAGTTGTGGTAACTTGCATCCTTTTACCTTTATAATCAGCAGTTAGCACATAGTGTCCGTATGCATTGCCGTGACGAATAGTCATTTTTACTTTTCTAAAAGTTGCCATTGTGTTGTGTGTTAATTGTGTGTATTATTGTGTTGTTTTGTGATGACAAATGAATAACAAAATTTTCATATAACAAAATTTATTTTCGTTTTTATTGAAAATAATTCGTAACTCGTTGAATATTAGTGATAAAAAAAAGTAAAAAAATAGTGCCTTTAGAGGAAATTGAGCAGAAAATAGTCATCCAGTACCTACGTTCTGTCCATCCCAATGTCCTTTATTGTGCTTCTGCTGGTGGGATGAGGACATCTATGCGACAAGCAATCAAGATGAAGCAGATGGGATATATAGCTGGTTTCCCAGACTTATTCATTTACGAGCAGCGAAATGGTTTTGCTGGTCTTGCTATTGAAATGAAACGAGTGAGTGGTGGTGTGGCTTCGCCAGAACAGAAGCAATGGAAGTCACATCTTCTGCTCAATGGATATGCTGCATACATTTGCAAAGGTGCAGATGAAGCGATCAAAATTATAGATGAATATTTCAAGTGATACATATAATCGACTATTGATTAGCGCACATAAGATTGCGCCAACATCAGATGATGCTTACGAGTTGCTTCATTTCACTCTCACTTATCTGGACTTAAAAAACGACATTGTATTCACTTTTCCCGACTTACAACAATTCAGTTATATAAATAGGGCAATGTATATGGGCTGGAACTTTCCATCGTCACCATTCTATCGGCAGTACAGACATCAACAAATATCCTATGTTGAACACATTGATGATGTAGATGATTCTGGTATGACTGACGTTCTGAATATTGAACTGCTCGACATTGCCATCAGCAGACTTCCAGAACACGAACAATACATTATCAACGCATATCTGCAAGGTGACTTCGACTATGAATACTGGAGCGCAATAGCTGGATGTTCTGTTGACTACCTATACACATACATAAATAAAATCAAATCAAAAATCAAATCATATGTGGTTCGCTGCAAAACAAATAGTAGATGAGCGCAGAGCCATCTGCAAGAGTTGTCAATTCTTCAATAAAGGATGGTGTGGTAAAGCATTCATTCCAGAAACTCACAAAATCAAAAAGAAAACATATCACACTTGTGGATGCAACATATATCTCAAAACTCAATTCAGCAATCAGTATTGTCCAAATCAATTCTGGAAAAGCACTGGTAAGTTGACTGAACAAGAAAGAGCAGAAATCAAGAAGTTGATAGGTGAAATAAAGAACGATGAATTGACCAAAGAACAATACAATCTACTATACAACTATGCAGATAAGATTGTGGGTGGAACGCACAGAAGGACATCGTGCGAACCTTGTTTGAAAGATTTGGTGTCAAAACTCAAAGCATCAGTTATTGATGCGTAGATTTGCATCGCATTAGAGTTTCCTTGTTTTATTGTGTGGTTATTCAAAGAGAGAAGTCAGGCATAGTGCTTGGCTTCTTTTGTTTTTAATATGTTTATTATGTGACTAACTTTCTCTTGACCATTCAAAATAATCATTCAATATTTGTCACGCATTACATAACTACTCAATATCCCACCATTGATTAGTTGTGTGTGTAGGTTTCTTCTTGAAACTTTGAGAGCAGTAATGGTGGGATTACTGCTCTTTTTTTTTACATAACACACGAATCACGATTGGCAATGTGATTGGAAGATGCCTACACTTGCAATATACCAATGCTTGGATCGCGCAACTGCTCTATTGAGCGAGAGATTTATTGTTTCTTTTTTGTACGTTTTTTCTTTCTTTTTTCTTTTCTTTTTTACCTTTTTTTGTTTTTCTTTTTTCTTTCTTTTTGTATAAACATTCTTCACATTAATACATTAACTTTGCTTCTATGAATGAATTATCACAAGAAAAAATTGATGAAGTAATCCAACTCGTTGCAAATACAGAAATGGATGTCCTGGTCAAGACTCTGAAAGCAAAGAACTTTTCTTTCAAGAGCGAAAAAGCATTATCTCGATTTGTAAGAAACAATCTCATAAAGACTTCCAGAGATAACACGATAACCTATCATTACAAGGAATATGGTAGTGGTGTTCTTCACTTTCTTTTTTCAATCACCAAAGAAATAATAACGGAAGGTGATTCAATCAAACTGAATCTCAATATCAATAATGGTTCTAATGAATAGATACATAATTCTTCTTGTGAGTTTTTTATTAGTGGGGTGCAATCCAGAACAAATGATGATGCCATCATTCGCTAATGAATTTGAAACGCAGCAAAGTCAAGTCAACACTTTACTTTATAACGAAAATGGTCAGTTATTACTTGACTTCGTTCCAGCGATTCAGCCATTCGTTAACGAAGGTTGTGAAACTGCTTGGGATAATCTATCTGCAATCATCAATACAGATGGTTCACTCACTTATTTTAGTTCGCTTCCAAATTACACACCAAGCCCTACTGATTTGGACAAAAGTAGATTTACGTTTATTTATCAAAGCCAGAATCCATACTTTGGAATTTTCGCTGAAGAAGAACCATATGCTCAAATCGGAAGTAGTGGTTGGATGATGCTGCCAATAGATGATTATGGTAGTATGACTTGCAATGGATTGCAAGAGATTCGAATTTGGGTACTTGATGAACTGACTGGTCAATGGTATATGAATAGTCAAGTGTGTTGGGCTGGCTATTTATGCAATGGACAAGGTGACTGCAATCAAGGTTGGTCTTTTGACCAAATAGAATTTACTACTTACGAGCAAGGCTATATTCATCTTTCTGACACAATCATAAACAATGGCTAAAAAAGAAATCAAAAGTATTGGTATTGCTGGATATAATGTCCAACGAGTACCGATTCAATCGATCAAATCGAATGCTGCAAATCCTCGCATCATCAAAGATGATAAATTCCAGAAGTTAGTCAAGTCAATAGCTGAATTTCCACAAATGCTTGAACTAAGACCTATCATTGTCGATTCTGATATGATTATTCTTGGTGGCAATATGCGACATAAGGCAGCGATGGAATGCGGTCTGCAAATAGTACCTATCATAGTAGCTGAATATTTATCTGACCAGCAAAAGCAAGAGTTCATCATCAAAGACAATGTTGGTTTTGGTGAATGGGATTGGGACATCCTTGCAAACGAATGGGATGCTGAATCACTTATTGAATGGGGTTTGGATGTGTGGACAGATGATGAGCAAAAAAAATTGGATGAACACCAAGAAGAATCATCAACGAAAGTGATGGTTGAGTTCAACTCATATGACTTGGCAGAAAAGTTCTATGAAGAATGCTTATCAAAGAAATTGAAGGTTAACTACAAATAAGTTATGAACAAAACGGAACATCAAAAAAAGGCAATGCTTGAGGCACTTGAGAAATCTCTTGGCATTGTCACATCAGCTTGTCGAGCAGTTGGTATTGGAAGGACTACGCACTATATGTGGATGATTGAAGATAGTGAATACCGGGATGCAGTTAATTCGATAGATGACATTGCTCTTGACTTTGCGGAATCACAATTACACAAGCAAATTAAAGAGGGCGAAGTATCATCAACCATCTTCTTTCTAAAAACAAAGGGAAAGAAGCGTGGTTATGTTGAACGTCAAGAGGTCACCCAAGTTGAACCAATCAAAGTTGTTATCAGCGATTCCATATGAAGAAAGGATTTATACCACGCAGTTATAGCGACATCTCTTTAGGTCAATTCCTTGATTGGAATAATACCAAGAATGAGTTTGAAAGATTCTGCATTATGACTGGCGTATCTGAAGAAGAAGTGCGCTCGCTGCCATTTACAGAAGTGAAAGAAACTCTCGACTACATTCAATCAGTGATCGATAACCAAGAGTCTGGAGAGTTCAAGTTAAGGTTTGACTTGAATGGAAAATCATATGGCTTCATTCCAAATATCAGTCAATTATCGTATGGCGAATTTGCAGACTTGATGCACTACACCAAAGAAGAAAACATATTGCAAGAACTCGACAAAGCAATGGCGATATTTTATAGACCAGTAACGGCAACGATGGGCAAGCAATATGAAATCGAAACCTACAATGCAGATAAGCACATCAAGAATGCAGTTGATATGCGACATCTTCGATTGGATTATGTGTTTGGTGTCACGCTTTTTTTTTCGAGTATTGCAAGCAACTTGCTCGACAATTCCCTAATCTTCTTGGGGGAAGCAACGAAGGAACTTCAAAAGATGACGGAAGAACTGAAGGAAGAGATGCAATAAGCCAGATGGGCAAGATATATGGCTACTATCATTTCTTGATGTCCATCTGTGGTGGTGACTTAAAAAGATTCAAGGAATACATCTATTATCCAATAGAAGAAATATTGTACTATGCACAATACTCATCCGATTTAAATCAAGCAAAAAATGTCAAGCAATTATAGTTATCGTGTAGCAATCGAGAGGCTTCGCCAATTTGCCGAAGGTCATTTCCTTATCCGTAAATTCTATCACGGAGAAGTCGCTGAAGCAGACTTGTTCAAAGAACCAGAATATCCGTTTATGCACGTTCTTCCAGTAACGATAACACCATCGGAAGGAACATTAGAATACGACTTTGAAATCAGATTTGCTGATATTGGTCGTGACAAAGAAACCAAGCAAGAATACCAAAAGGAAATCATTAGCGATTGCACGAGATTAGCCCTTGACCTTATTGCAGAAATTCAAAATGGTGGTGTGCTATTCGGAAGGGAAGTTGAAGTTGTTGGTAAGACGGCAACCATCCAACCATTCATCGAAGAGTTCACTCACGTTCTGACCGGGGTTCAACTGAACTTGCAAATAGCAGTTCCGTACAACTGGTCTGCTTGTGATATTCCAGCAGATTATTCACCAAACATAACCGACAATCCAGAAATCAATGGTGGCATTTTAACCAAGATTGGAATCTACAATGATGGTCAGTTAGTAGGCTATACTTCTTTGCTCGATTTTAGCGATGAGTTCGATGTCGTTGTCAATGGCAGCAAGATTGAAATCTCTCTTGTTGGTGGTGGTGGTGGCGATCAAAATCTGCAAGAAGTAACTGACAATGGAAACACTACAACAAATGACATTCAGTTAATAGATGCAGCAGAAGTAATATTTGGTGCTGGTGGTGGTGTGTTGTTGGATAATGCTTCACGACTTAGAGAAGGAACGATTGATGCAAATACTGGCGGTTCGAAAGGCATTGCTTTAATTTGTGGTGTTGGCTATGAATTGAAATGGGAAGCTGGAAGTCAATATGTGATGAATGGAAGTGGTGACAACATTCGTGTTGTGAATCACAAGTTCAACATTGCACCAGCAGCAACCGATGATAGTTCAAGTGGTTTTTATGTTGGCTCAAGATGGATTCTTGACAATGGTGATATTTATGTTTGCACAGATGCAACGATAGATTCTGCCGTTTGGGAAATAGAAACTTATGCAGATTGGAATGCTACAAGTGGTTCGCGTGAAATTGCGAATAAACCATCTATTCCAACATCAACAAGCGACTTGATTAATGATGGTGAAGATGGTGTCAATCCATTTATCACTGCTCAAGACATTCCATCATTAACGGGCTACGTTCCGTACACTGGCGCAACAACTGATGTTGACTTGGGTACGCACAACTTGACTGCTGACCATATAGCTTTAAATGTCAATCCATCTGGTGCTGGTTTTGTTGTTGGTGCTACTCAATGGAATAACACGATTGGTAGTTCTGAAACTTTACTCAAGGGTGGTAATGTCACTTTAAAAAATGGTGTTGACTTGGTTGCTCGAGTAGTAAATAAAGTCACGCCAAATACAACTCTGACAAAAGCATCTTATCAAGCAGTCAGGGTGAGTGGTGCTACTGGTGGAAGATTATCAGTTGAATTAGCAAGAGCAGATTCCGATATCAATTCAGCAGATACGATTGGATTGGTATGCGAAACAATAGCAACAAATCAAGAAGGGTTTATCATCACAGTTGGTCAATTATTGGATGTCAATACAACTGGTTCGCTGCAAGGTGAAACTTGGGCAGATGGTGACGTTCTTTATTTGTCACCTACAACTGCTGGAAGAATCACAAAAGTCAAACCAACGGGAACTGGTCACATTGTTGTTATCGGATATGTTGAATATGCTCACGCAGTCAATGGAAGCATATACGTCAAGGTGATGAACGGATGGGAACTTGACGAACTGCACGATGTAGCTATTTCTAACGTGCAGAATGGTCAATGGTTAATTTACAATTCTGATAGCGGAAGGTGGAAGAATACATCAGTGTTCAATTATTCAGTTAACTTCAAAGATGTTATTCAGCACGAAGTGATACTACCTTATGCTTGGAAGATTCAAAGCATTGGAAGCAATCCATCTGGTGTGACATTGACTATACAACTGAATGGTTCAGGGTACACACTTGGAAGCACGATTGCTGCGAATACTGGCGTTATAACAATAGACACAAGTGCTATTGGATTCATCAATTTAATCTGTGAGAGAATATGATAGACTACTATGCAGAAGTAAAAATAACTGGTGTCACTCCTTCTGGTATTCTTTACCAACGTCCACCAATAACGCAAAGAACATCTTATCGTACTGGTGACACTGGATGGGCTTATCAGAATGGTTACTATGATTATTCAAGCGATCCAATTAATCCAGCAGTAATTCAACAACTCGATTATACAGATACAACAAACTTCTTTTTCAAGTTGAAATTTGACAATGCATTCGGAAATAAAAATCGTTTTACAAATTCTCTTGGTGTGAATAGTAATGCATCTGGAAGGATTATTGGAATGTCATTCACTGGAGCATTGAGCAACTACATCATTGACAATCTTACTGGATGGGCATTTAGTGCTATTAATAATGGTGCAAACATAAACTGGGCAGCAACTATTGACTTGATTTCAGCTCAAAGAACAGGTAATTATTTAGGTTTCAATGATTGGATACCAGTTATGTTGTCGCAATATTATCAAAGTTATTCGCCACACTTTATCAATGACAATCCATTCATCAGCACCGCTTGGTGGTTGTCTGAAACCAATTCTGCATCAACAAACAACGGTTGGAGAGTTGTTTCATCATCGGTTGCGGTTACCGCCAAAGCTAATAACACAACTGCTATTTATTCATTCACTCGAAAACATTTTTAATATGAAAATTGAAATCATCTTCCAAAAGTTAGGACTCGTTCCAGTAGGCACGAATGAAGCAGAGCAAACAATAAATATGCTTAATCCTTTAGGTAAGCCATTGAGCATCTATTTCAATTTCGTTGATGGAAAAGCAATAATGACAATCGAATCTTGGGATGATAGAAACTCTATCGTAAGAGATTTTGAATTGGAACTGACAGATGCTTGCTGGCAAGATTTTCTTGTTCACGTTTTTACCAAGCACATCAGACCAATAGCGAAAGAAAGCTATCCAGAATTTGATGAATTAATTGAAGTATCTGCAACAATCAACTAATGGAAGAATTTGATATCAATATCAAAATAGAGCAGATTGCTGATGAACTTGCAAAGAATGTAATTGAACGTGCAAGAAGGAATCTTGCAGTGACCAGAACAAGAACTGGATATCGCACAAAGAATGGCGTAACAACACCATACAAGTACAAGTCAAAAGTAGATTCAAGTGGAAGGTTGAGTAGGTCATTAACTTATAATGTTGTTGTAAAAAAAAGTTTGTTCGACATTAAGTTCTACGGAAAAGGAACGCAGCAGTATGCAGATGTTGTTGAAGAAGGAAGAAAACCAAATTCGAAAAGACCACCAGTAAGTGCAATTCTGAACTGGATGTCTGTTAAAAAAATAAGGTCGAGAAGTGCAAGTGGAAGATTC